ACTTCATCAGCACTTGTATCAATCTCAACATTACCATCTTCTTCAGCATGTTCATCATCTTCAGCATATAACACTTTACCCATATACTCTGTACTACCACTTTCTGTATAGTTGGCATCTACCATATATGTTTCTACACCATTTTTAGCAGTTGTTATTTCGTGGTTAATTTGAGAGTGGTCAATACCACCGTCATCTAAAAACTTCTGGTCAGCCTCGTCTTTATCTTTTGCCAATACCTCTTGTTCAACAACAAGTGTATAGTAAGTTTTCTTTCTATATAAATTTTTGTTTACATCTTTATCTGTGTAAACAATACTTGTATCAATAGTCATATTAGTCCTCCTTATTATTTGCTTCTATTGCGTCTTGTTCAATTTGATTTGAATATTCTTCGTCTTCACTACTCATTAATAAAACAATATAGTGAATTGCTTTTAATAAATCTTTTCGATTGTAACCATCTTTTTTACCATATCTGCATAGATACTTAATCGCATTTGCTTGACAGAAGTCTTTATCTATATCAAGTTGTCTTAACATATCTTGTACTTGGAAACCATCTTTAGTGGTTGAATAGTGTTGGTTATATGTATTACCAATATATTCTTTTACTTCATCTAATATTTCGTCTTCTCTATATTTCATTATTGCATACCTCTTTCATTATAAATTGGCACATATTTTTTTGTAAGTTTTGGATTGAAGTCTTTTCTCAAAGATTGTCTATCCCATTTCTGACCATAGTCATTAAATAAGTTTTTATTACCAACTGCAGATTCAAATACTTCTTCATAAGTTTGATAATATTGATCTTGGTCAATCAATTCAATTCTTGTACAGTTAGCAAAGTTTTCTGCTGATTCTTTATAGTTCCAATCTAAAAACTTTATAAGTTTCATCTTTGTTTTTTGACTTTGAAATTTTTTTCTAAACTTTTCTGGTACATTTCTATACACAGTTTCATAGTGATAAAAGAAATCACCTTGATGTTCAGGATCCATATACTCTCTTAAATAACAAACGTTAAATGTTTTACTCATTATTGACACTCCATTTCAATTACTTCTTCAACATTATCCTCATTGATACCAACCATATTAAGATTATCAATCTCTAATATTTTTGATTTACAAGTATCTAAATCAATTTGACCGTCTTTCATTTTATTGATAAACTTATCAACTTGATTTTCTACCGAAGTTTCAATATATTGTTTTATTTTTGACATAGTGTATCTCCTTTGTTATAATTAATAATATCATAAAAATTCATATTTGTCAAGTAGTAAATTTTGTTGAAAACGGTTGAAGTATAGTTAATAACAGAAAGGAAAATAAAAGTAAAATCAACCGTTTTCATACTATTATAATATCAGGTTTAAACTATAAGTCAATAGCTTATTTTGCGTTGATTTTACTAGGGTTTTTGAGGTAAATGTTCTTGGTTTGTTCTAAAACCAGAGATTTTTGACCCATTCTTGGTCCGAATCGTGTGGATTGGGGTGGCCGTGAAATATACAAACTTTAGCATTAGGGTCTTTTTCAAAGGTCCATTTTGATCTATGGTATCTTTTACCCTCTCTATTAAACCACTTATATGATTGTGTCCACGAATCAGGAAATGATATAGTGTCTTTATGCTTCTTAATTAAATCTGTTATGATATTTTGATCGCCGGCATGCTTTCTAAAGTCGCCTCGTCTTTTCATATACTCTTTCCATATCAAATCACTTGTTGTATTATTATTAAATTTCATAATACTAGAATTAAATTGACCAGTGGTAGGATTAAAGTCATTCATACCTACAAAGTTGTGGTCTTTTCCATAAGTAAACATATCATCTATATTCTTCATAATCACAACATCTAAATCCATATATAAAGTATTACCATCAAGTTTACTATCAGGACTAAACAGTTGTAGTTTATTAAACCAACCATCAAAGTCGTGTCTAGCAAATTCTCTAAATTCTATTTGTGTATGTTTTAATCTTCTTCTAATGATAGTATTATCTGTAAAACAAATAAACTTATGTTTAAGTGTTGTGTTTCGTTGTACCATATTATACAACTTCTCAACATACTCTATTTGGTATTTGTCACCATAATATACACACGCAAAATTCATATCAATAACCAATTATAAGTTGCTCTCATACTCATAAGTAAATACATCAACTCCATTAATGTTCTCGCCCAATCTCTATCTTTGTAACCAAAGTAAACCCACATAATACAAGATACCACACTTAATGACCAACCAACCCATTGTGTTGCAATGTTCGCACTTGATAAAATAAACACACTCGCCATTGCTAAACCAAAACCAATCCATCTGGCGCCATTAATATTTTTATAATATCTAATTTTCATTTTGGATTTTAAGAGTTTCATACGCAGTTCCGTTCTCTATCTCTTGGATAGTAAATTGATTTTCAACTACATACTTTAACCATTCATCTATTGTTTTTCGCCCAGGTTTAAATGGTTTCTCTACAAACTTTGGACTACGAGATGATACGGGTGCCGCAATGTTTTTACCTGCGGCGATCACTGGTACTTTATTTAGTATGGCGTCTATCGCTGATAAACTCATATTTGTAACTAAACAATGACAGTCTATTAAATCATCTTTTATATCTGTATTCCACCATTCATTATTTGGTCTTGGTTTATTTCTTACTCGTATCTCTCTATCTGTGTGTTTCTTTAATTCTTCTGTTACCATATAAATCCATTGATCTTGGTTTATACCATTTGTATGAAAGGTAACTGTTTGTGATGATGGCGCAACAAGTATATGTTTTGTTTCACCTGTGTACCAACCCTTAAACTCTACATCTATTCCTTTATTACTTAATTCATTTAATCGTTGTCCATTCCCAATTTTACCTCTTGTTGTATGAATACCACCTTTGATTATTCTAAAGTATGTCTTATCAAAGTCGTGTATCTTTGGTTCTGGATAACGAGTGATCTGTTGAGTTAAATAACCAACATCAACAAACCACCATTCTTCTCCTCGCTCCGTAACTTCTCTAATCTCTTGTATATTACTTCCACCCAAACCCCAAAAAAAGTGTATAGGTCTATCTTCATCTTTCCAACCTTTTTCTATCGCCGGCCAGATTTGATGTGATAAACATTTGTCCCAAGATAGTTTATGTGTTATAATCATTTTACAAATACCATTCCTGCTCTTTTAAAAAAGTTCTTTCTCATTTGTGATAAATTTTTAAATTCATTTGTAATAATTTCATCAAATCTAAAACCATAATCTTTAAATACATCAACCCAATAACTTTCTTCTCTACAATTTACGTGATGGTGTCCAGGCCAACCCGGAGGTGCCGCAGTAACTACAGCAATATTACTTAATTTAAATAAAGGCATATAGTTAGGTACATACTTTTCTTCTACGTGTTCTAAAAATTCAGTACACCAAACTAAATCAAAAGTCTTATCTAACTTTGCTTCACCTAAGGTAAAATCGTGTAATAAAGAGTAATCTGTATTTTCAATCACCGTTGGATCGCCATCTACTCCAAACCATTCTATGTTATTTCTATTTGCAACTTCTCTCATACCACCAGGACCACAACCAATATCTAACATAGATTTTATATTAAACTTGTTTTTTACGTGTAATAATAATGGTTCATCTATATTTGTTTTATTTAAATGTCCACCTAAATGATCTGGTACTTTATTCATTTATAAAACCTCACTGCCAAATGTTTATCTCTGTAACCATCTGGCATAAATTTTTGTATATTCTTAAAATTATGTTGTTCAACTAATTCTTTTAGTCTTTTAAAATCATAACCTGACTTATGTAAATCCCACGCACTTGTATCACCTTCACGTTGCCAACCCCAAAAACCAACACGACAATGATTTTTTTCTTCTTCAGTTAATTTATCCCAATTATTCCATTGCCATAAATGTAAATTCATATTAGGTACTAACATAGTTATCTCTGCACCATCTACACATATATTATACCATGCGTTTAATGTTCTTTTTGCTTGATCGTGTGTTAAGTGTTCAAAGAAATGACGTGAATATATTTCAGTTACTGTATTTGGTTTTATTTGTTTTTCTATATCCCAAGCGTTACACACAATATCATCTTCTCTAATTTTTCGCACATCAACTTGCGTGTAATCTTTTTTACGAGGATTTTCACCACCACCAAATTCTAATTTCATTTTAATAACCTTTTATGTACTATACCACTATTTATTTCCGACATCTTCCATTGTGTGTAAGCGCAGTTATATAACCACTGCGTTCTATCAAATTCTGGTAACTCTTTGTGTTTTAATACTTCTAATGTATGAAACGATACAGGATAAGCGTGTGATGTTTTTGATAATGATATACTTGGAACACCTTCACACACCGCTTCAATTAAACTATTACTTGAATATGAAATCGCAACTCTGGCGTTCTTAAAATCTTTGTATATATCTTCGCCACCATTGGATACATTAAAGTTATTTAAGTTCTCACTATAGAATACTTTGTTTTTAACTTTAATATCTTTTAGTGTATCTTTATTAAATCTAAATGTAAATCGTGGGTGTGGTCTTATCATAATGTCTTCATCTGTATATTTTGATATGTCTTCTATTGTTTTCTTTATAAAGTTTTCATAATCACCAGGTTTCTTTACTAAATCATTTAGACTTGTATCTATAGGATTTTGTGTAAGTATTAATATGTAGTCACCTTTTTTCTTCCAAGGTTTAATTTCTATGTCTTGTTCTTTTTGTATTTGTTTCCATCTATCATCTGGTGAGTTCTCATTTTTAAATACACCATCACTAAAAGTATAATGATTTAAACCAACTCTAAAATAATAGTCATCTGGTTTTTCTATGTCTAAATTTTTTCTAAAGGTTGCTTGTTCTATAACCATTCTAGGTTTGTTTTGATCTAATATAAACTGATACTTTTCTGCGTTCTTTTTTTTCATAACACCTAATACATTTGTTTGTATGTAAGCGTCCGCTTTATGATTGTATCTTTCAGGATATTCTATTAGTTTAAAGTCTTCGTGTTTAGGAAATATAAACATCGCCTCTGTACTAAATGCGCCTTGTATACCTATGATGTTCATTCTACCTCCATACGATATTGTTTAAACTTTTCCCAATAGTGTCCATCTTCAACTTCTTTTAAACTCCAATGTGAGTTTACATAATAAGTTATAAACATATCTCTATTTGGTATCTTTGGATTTTCTATTTGTCCTAAATCACCAGAACCATACATTCTATAATAACAAGCTGGGTGAGTAACAAATACAGGAACACCTTCCATTAAAGCGACAGCGCCTGCTGTACTTGTATATACTACACACGCCCAAGCGTTTTTCAAATCATCTAATAAATTTGTTTTTTCAACAGATGTGTGTTCTACATTTTTTATATTACTTAAAATCCAATCTAAATTCTTTTGATCTTCTTTTAGTTTTTCTGTAATTACAAAATGTTTATGTGATCTAATAATTATTTTTCTATCTGTATATAATCTTAATCTTTGTATAACTTCTCTCGCCCATTCATAACAACCTGTACCAAAAGATGAGAACCCACCACTACC